GTATGTAAGTTATCAATATCAATCTTAGAATCCTTCTCCCACATTTGTTGGAGTGTAGGAAGATCAATCATCGAAGAACTGCTCACTAAAGAAATTTTTACTGAGTGTTTTAGTTACAGCTCTACTAATCTGTCTTCTGAGTTCTCCAACCTTTGAATCTTCATTACCATAAAGTTCTGTAATAATATCATCAATATCATCCAGTAGATCCTTTCTACGGGATAGCATTTCATTTTCGTCAATCATTAGCAGCAGGCTACATCAGTGATATTATACACAGAATACTTGAAGGTGACCTGTGCTGTCAAGTATTCTACATCAGTTGTTTGAGAATCAAATTGTAGATCAGATATACTAGTGGGGAATAGGTCTTTGAAAATGACACTGAATACGGGTCTGTTGATACCATTTAGAATGGTCATCGTACCGTCAGAAGTTAGATTTATTTCATCTTTATTACTCTTTCTTACAGGACCAGTATCCTGCCAATCGTAAATTTCACTCAGACTTTCTGGAAATCCAATACCTCTTAACCAATTTTGAATCTCAATATAGTTTTCAAGACCTTGATCCACAAGGAATCTGATAGTCAGATCATTGAAATCTAATTGAGTACCAGGCCTAGGAATATTTCTCAGGTAGTTTGGTTGAACCGCAGTGTTCATGGTAAGACCAGGAACATTTACTGCGTTACCAAAGAAACCTAATGTAGGTGCTCTATTGACAGTAAAACTAAAGCCATTGGCTTGTAGAAAATTTCTATCAGTAATTTGAGATGAAAGAGGTTGTGTCATTTATAATTCTGCATCAGCTGAGTAATGAAAGTAGAGAGAGTTGTAGGCATTTGAAATACCACCTGCGTTAAGGAAAACATATCCTATACCTTTTGTCCCGATGTAATGTGCCCCGGCATTTTTATCTTGAAATGCTCCTCCACCAGCAGTATTTGCACTTAAACTACCAGAAGTTCCTGATTCGGTAGCATAAATTGTCACCGTGGGAGCTTTAACCATTTCTTTTTCAAATCTTACAGGAACACGAGATCCATCTGTAGAAGAGTAATTACTTACATGGAGATATGCACCATTCTTTGTTATACTTCCCAGGGCAGTTTCATAATTATAAGTTTTTTGATAGAAACGTTTGCATTTTTCTATCTCTTTATAAAAAGGCATATGATCAAATCTAGTGGCTAAATCACCTACTTCCAACTGAACACCAGTCAAATCCCAAGTTGCACCATTCGTTCCTGCCCAAGCAGTACCCATGGCAGAGGTAGTTATTTGATTCCATGATGCGTTCTTCCATTGACTATATCCAGTGGTATTTTCTCCAAACATACTTCCATAGAATTGGAAGAATCGTACAACAAACCCCTTACTATTATCATCTGCAAAGGTATTTAATGCATTACCAGGAATATGATATGTAAATTTAGTCCATGTATTTGCTGTTAAACTGTAGAGAGGGAGTACGTAATCCCTATCGGGATTTGGATCGTAAGCTTCAAACATCAATCCAAAATCTGCTGATACAGAAGCTCTGGCCCAGAAAGACAATGTTACAAAACTAGTGGGTGAATAATACTTCCAACCCGAACGAACTATATCTCGCGATTCAATTGATTGTTGAACATATCTATAATCCTCCATTCCTGTGGAGCCAGTGGTATTAGTCATTCGTAAATAATAACGATGACCTTCTAAACCTGGTGATTCTGTAACACCAAGAGCAACTTGAGATAAACCAACAGAACCTCCAGAAGCTATTCCTCCCCAACGATCACATGCATATCCAGCAGTAAATGAAGCAGTTGCTGTAGTGCCTCTTTGCGCTATATTCATAGCACCGTTTATGATTATATTTCTATCAGATAATTGTCCTTCATTAGGATACAGTTGATCATTAACCGAGAAAGAACCACCGGCACTAACTTTAATAGTGGTAGCAGTTATAATTCCTGTGGTATCAATATTAGCATCAGTTCCAACACCAGTCCCTGTTAAAGCCGAACCATCACCACTAAATGATGTTGCAGTAATAATACCAGAAGTATTAATACTACCATCAGTTCCAACACCAGTCCCTGTCAATGATGAACCATCACCAATATATGATGTTGCAGTTATAATACCGACATTAAGATTTGCTGGAACTCCAATCGCTGTTGTAAATCCTGCTAAGTTACTTGCCCTTGACATCGATCAAAGATACTTTTGATTATTTATCACAACCCTTGATGGAAGTTGCAATCTCACCACCAATCTGTGAACCTATATCCTGACCAAACATTACTGCCCAACCAGAAGCCAACCATCCAACATAAGGAATACCCGTAAGTAAGGGTGCAAATCCTGTGGCAATACTAGCGCCTACCAGAGCACCGTTCGACTCTCCGCCACCTTCCGCCTTGATGCACTCTTCTGATCTTACAATCTTTTTTCCGTTTAGATCCACTCCCTCACCAGATCTACCAGGAACATACTGGTTAGATCTAGTGGTTGTTGATCTTCCACCAATACCAAAGACACCATTGGATGTGTCAACATAAGTGTCTGAATTTAGTATCGTGGGATCGTGTCCCTTGTAGGTAATTGAGTAACTACCATTAGGATAGTAGGTAATTTCATACGAACTCAAGTCACCAACTGGTGGATAAGTTATTGCAACAGGAGGTTTCCTCATACTGTTACCAATAAATGCACCAACGTTCAATACACTTACTAATGCAACAACTCCCCAAAGTGTCTTCTTATATTTCATAGTAAGATTAGTCAGTGTAGATATTTATAGACATAAAAAAAGACCTCCCG